ATCAATAATTGATAACATACCGTTCCATCTTGCAATACAATCAGTTCTTCCAGCTAGTTTAAATCTGTTTGAAAACAAACTCATTTCTATTCCATAAACTTCATCTATATTATTATCAAGAGCTGGTTTAAGTTTATTAAACATATCTATTTCAATAGGCATCTTATCTTTTAGATAATCATCTTCATTCTTTAAATAATCTTCTGCTATTTGATGAACATTAGTTCCTGTTCTAGATGCTTGTGTAGAAATCTTTTGAGCTTCTTTTATTCCTACTTTTTCTCTCCACTCTTTAAGAGCAATAATTTTTTCTGGTCGTTTACCTAAGGCAGTAGTGATTGATTCATATTCACCACCACCTCCTGGTACTTTATATCTTCTTCCTTCGTCTGTTGTTATAGATTCTAATTCGTATTGTACATAGTTTGCTGTTTTAAGTATAAATGCCATTTTCTAATTTACTAATAATATAACTCTTCACTAAGGAGCTTCTTATTATATCCTCCTGTTCAAATTCGACGTTACTAAACTCTTTAATTGATCTTAACACTTTCATGAATTTAAGTAAACCTTTTTTTTCTTCTATGTGTTGTAGATCTGTTTGTCTAAAGTCACCACAAAATATTATTCTACAATTATTTCCTAATCTTGTTATAATGCTATCCAATTCATGGAAGTTCAAATTCTGACACTCATCAACAATAACAATACTATTGTTAAGAGTAATCCCTCTGATAAAACTAGTAGGTAAAAAGTTGACCATGTTCCTAGCTTTGCAGTAATCGTATGCATCCCCTCTGTTAAATAATTCACTAAAGATTGAATAATATGGTACTTCATATGCTTTTGCTTTCTCCTTTACACTTCCAGGTAAGAAACCCATATCTCTTGTTGGAACAACTGACCTGACTATTGATAACGAATGAGTATTATTTCTTGATAATACTTCTTGAAGAGCAAGGTATAAAGATATAAATGTTTTTCCTGTACCTGCTACTCCATGTAATAATAAATGTTTACCATTATAATATTCAGTAAATGTTTTTATCTGATTATCTGTTTTTGGTTCTATATTTTTTAATGATAAACTTGTTCTTCCTTTTAATCTCTTTTTTTCTTTCTTTGTTAAGTTCTTCAAATAATGATCATAATTAACATCTATTGGAATTGCTAAATTAGTTTGCATTTGATCTCCGTTATGTTTAAATTATCATTTTGAAGTGTCTGCTGCTCTCTTTCTTTTCCATTTGTTTACGGCTTCTCTAGTCTTTACAGCTTTTGCAGACTTGTCACCATATTGTGTTGCTAAATTACTAGACGAATGTGCATCTGCAATCCTAGACATATTCTCTTTCCACCCTTGATCATTTCTCATAGATTTTTGACCCATGACACTACGTACCATATTAATGGCTGTTGGAACTTTATGAATATTGGGATTGTCTTTTAAGAATTTTTCACTCTCAGAGATAGACATCATCTGATCCCAGCTTTTACCAGTTTCTTTATTTAAGAATGTATAAGTTGGCATAATACTATTTACCTTTTCAATGTTTTAACAAAATCTTCATAATGCAATAAATTAAAATTATCTAAAGCAGGTTTATATATTTTATCATATGATCTATATACAAATGTAAAGTCTACATTTTTGTTTTTCTCCAAAACATAACCTAAGTAACCCATCCTATTTCTTGAATCTGATAATGAACATCTTACATCTGATTCATAAGCATTAGTTCCATCATAAACATTTGATATAGAACCAATATCATCATATAATAAAAAATCAAAACCTAAACAATATATTTCTTTGAAGTCTCTTTTTATAGCTTCAAGTACTGCATTCATTCCAGCATTAGATCTTGGTCTGTTAGGATTATATTCTTTTGGTTCCCAACATTCTTCTTCTGGTGGAAATATAATTCTTGGTCTAGGAAAATCACTCATATCTATTTCTTCTTGCATCTTAGGATCTATAGCAACTAAGTAATGAGGTAAAGCATAATTGCATACATCAAAATCTCTATACAATGCATTACAACCAAATACTGTTCCATTATGTTTTAATAATAAAAGATCAAAACCTATTCTTGATTTACCATTACCAATTATAAATGCTTTATCCATTTTCTTTTATAGTCACTTCTTTTGGTAGTACCCAAGTAGATGCTAAAGTAGGCCAAGCATCTTTAAATAATCTTTCTGTAATATTTGGATATGGCATTTTTTTATCTTTAATAGATACTATAAGAGCAGCATCATCTGGATCACATGCTTCTATAAAATCAATAAACTGTCTTTCTCTTTGTATTTGTTTCATATCTGGATACTTACCTTTACTATGAAATATACCCATCCTTCTTATCTGACTAAAAAGAAAACCTTGAGCATCAGATTCTTTTGGTAAAGGTTTATATGGTGGTTTACCTTTAGGTAATAAAAATTTTATATTAGGATTAAAACAACAATCAATCAAAATCTCCATTGGTATGTTATGATCCTTTTGAATAGTATCTATTCTTTGTTTGTGAGAATGTATCTTAGATATTCTCTGTAGCGTTTCAGCTACTCCTTCTTTGATTGCCATTTAGAACTCCCTTATAACTTCCATTAAATTTTTTAACTTTTTATCTACAAAATAATTAAACATTAAACTTCTATCATTTACTTTATAGTTATCATATAACTCTATCACTTGTTTAATAATATCATCAGGAACAAGATCTAAGTCAATAAGATTTTGATTTCTTTTATATCCTCTTAACATATGTTCATTACAAAATTCTTCTGGTTTCATATTGACCCATACATTTAATTTTTTATATGTTAATGGCTTTTGTCTTTTACCATCTACAAATACACTATCTTCAGATAAGAAGTTAGGAATACCATCACCTCTATCTCCTTTGAGGATATGTTCTCTAATAAATTTTTCAGGATTAGAAATAGTAATAAACTTTTTTTGTATTGGACTATATTGTGTTACGTTTGCATACTTTTGCAATTGTCCAAAATCTTTATCTGATGAAAGAATTAATATTTCTTCTTGTGATCCATTCTTTAATATTTTACCATACTTATGACATACTGAAGCTATAATATCATCTGCCTCTGCATTCTCAACTTGTAATACTTTATATGGAAACTTAGCTTTTAAGTCATCTCTTATTCCATTAAGTACAGAAAAGATTGTATGCCAATCTAATCCAGATTTTTGTCTATCTTTTTTTCTATGAATTTTGTAGTATGGAAATATATCTCTTCGCCAATAGTTTTTATCATCACAACAAATAACTAGCTCTCCATACTTCTCTTCGAATTTAACTTTGTAAAGTCTAAGTGTATTCAACACCATATGTCTTACAAGGTCTTCTTCTATCTGTACAGGTTTGTTTCCAATCTGTTGCATTAGATTAGATATCATTACCTGGTTTAAGTCAACTAAAATCATTTTATATCCATTCTTAATTATTATCTACTCGAAAGTAAAATAAATCAACTATTAATTTTTATCTAATGCTTCTATTTCTTCTATACATTTATCTACATGTTTTTTCAAAGGATGATTTATACCAACACTTTGATAAAGAGTGGATCTTAATGTTTCGACTGTGTATGCATAATTCCTAATAAAGTTTTCATTGTTAATTTCAAAACCATGCATACCAAGTTTATTTAAAAGACTTGTTGAATAATGTTCTGTTAAAGTATCCAAATATAATTTTTTATTATTAGTAAACTCTATACCAAGATCTTCACTCTCTTTAGTCTTTACTCTTCTTACTATGTTTCCTTCTGGAAAAGATATAATGTTGTTAGCATTCATTTATTTAACTTTCTATATCTTTATTTATAACTTTATCCAGAACGTGTTATAGTCACCCAAGTAATCTTATGTTGTTCATACTCTCCATAATAATCACTAATCCAATCTCCATGTTGAATATAATGATTCATATTATTAATATATCCTCGTGCAGCATGTTCTTTAGCTATTGCACCTTTAACATTCTTAACTGCATTCCTTCTTTCAGATGCAGCAATCTCTTTCTGTGTCTTAATCCACTTCTTAACATTCTTATATGATAGATAATGATCATCTGGAAGATCCAAAACTGACTTAGCTACATTCTTATATTGAGCTGGACCTTTTTTCTCTCTTGCTTTTCTTAATCTCTCAGCAGCAGCTGCTTTTTGTTCTTCAGTTAACTTTCTTGCCTTACGAAACTTTTTTCTTTGATAAACCATAAACTCTCCTTTATTTAATTATCTCACAAAAACGAAAATAAGTCAAGTGTTTTATTTTTGGTAGAATTTCTGCGATCTCATAACTATGTTACCAGGAAGGTGTTCTTCATTTATTTCTTTATGAATTATTTTATTGTGATTATGAGTCCAATTTGTTATCATTGCTTCACTTGATAATTTTATATCTTTACCTTTCCAATGATAAAACTTTTCTGATTTTAGATTACTATTTTCAATAGCATCAAAAAAACCTTGTTCAGATCCAACATTCAAATACTTATTCATACTTTCTACATCTCCCATAGCAAAACCATCATAATGTATTTTACCAAAAACATCTCTTAACTCATTTCTTGTTTTTGAGTATATAGTGTTTTCTTCAATGGGATATTTAGATAAATTCATATTTGAGATATCATAATCAAATCTAGATCTTATAATTATATCATAATCATTCTTATCAATAATCATATTGTATGTGTTATGGACCATATGCCATTGTGCATATATTTTATGAAGAAGAGTTAATTCTGTTTCTTCTGTGTTAGCTTTTTTATTCCATTTTTCTAATACACCTGGTAAACATTCTTTTAAATTAAATTTGTTTTCA